CACAACACCAGTTTCTTCTATAAGAGGGAGAATGGTACTTATTACTGGTTGCATTGTCGTAAGAATAAGGATGATGTTGAGGTAGATGCAGATCAAATACAATTAGATCTATTTGGTGATCCTATATTATCTAATGAGTTTATTATGAAAGCAATACTTTAGGGATCTTGACGATCCCTTTTTTTATGGTATAATAAAAGAGTCAGAGAAATACTGGCTGCGGTGTTCCCCTTTGGTAGGTTCAGGAATAGCGGCTATAGGAATCTACCATTTTAATTATTATTAAAGATGTCAATCAAACTTGCAGTTCTTCAATCAGGTGATCAGATTATTGCAGATATGAAAGAAATCGTATCTGAAGATAAACCAATCGCATATCTGTTTAATAAACCTCATAAGGTTGTTATAAACTCACCTGTATATCTCACTGAAGAAAAAGATCCAAAGACATCAGTTGAAATTACACTGACAAGTTGGATTATAATTAGTGATGAGGAAGATGTACCTGTATCTGTAAATCAGGTAGTTGCCTTAGTCGAACCAATTGAAAGCGTCAAAAAAATGTATACGGAGAAGATAAATGGATCAGATTATTAATTGCTTACTACTTAAGAATGGTGATTTATTGATATCACAGATCATGGAAATGGATACCGAACTTGGTGGCCCTGATTGTAAAATGATCAAACCATATAAAATGGTCAAAGAAAATGATGAATATAAACTAGAAACTTGGTTGGATTATACATCACAGACTGAAATGATGATACATTCTGACAGTATTCTTACACTAGTTACTCCAACATCTGCTATACTGGCTGAGTATCTTGATTTAATTGCCTGATGAGATTCTATACTAATGTTCAATTAGTTGGAAATAATTTTTTAGTTCGTGGTTATGAGAATGGTAAACATTTCATGGTACGAGAATCTTTTGCCCCAACTCTTTTCGTCTCTTCAAAAAAGAATACTAAGTATAAGACTCTTACTGGTGAATCTGTTGAACCAATCAACCCCGGTTCAGTTCGTGATTGTCGTGAGTTCTTCAAAAGATATGATGGTGTACAGAATTTTGATATCTACGGAAATGACAGATATATCTATCAATACATCTCTGAGATGTATCCGGAACCAGAAGTCAAGTTTGATATAAGCAAGATTAAATTAACTACACTTGATATTGAGGTGAAGTCTGAGAATGGATTCCCTGATGTAGAATCTTCGGCAGAAGAAATACTACTTATATCAATACAAGATTATACAACGAAACAGATTCGCACATGGGGTCAGGGGCCATTTAATAACAAACAAGATAATGTCATTTACAAGTCATTCAATTCAGAGTATGAACTTCTAAATGCTTTTATCAACTGGTGGATGATTGAAGAGAATACTCCAGAAGTAATTACAGGTTGGAACATTGAATTATATGATATCCCCTATCTATCGCGTAGATTAGAAAGAGTTCTTGGTTCTAAGTTAATGAAGAGACTTTCTCCTTGGGGCCTTGTTACTGAAGATGAGATTTATATTGCAGGTCGTAAGAACATTGCATATGATGTTGGTGGCATTACTCAACTTGATTATTTAAATCTTTACAAGAAATTTACATACAAGGCACAAGAGTCCTATCGTTTGGATTATATTGCAAGTGTTGAACTTGGACAGAAGAAGTTAGATCACAGTGAGTTTGATACATTCAAGGACTTTTATACACAAGGTTGGCAGAAGTTTGTTGAATACAACATCATTGATGTGGAACTTGTTGACCGCTTGGAAGATAAGATGAAGTTGATTGAACTTGCAATTACAATGGCATATGATGCAAAAGCAAACTATGTTGATGTATTCTCGCAGGTTCGTATGTGGGATACCATCATCTATAATTATCTTAAAAAAAGAAATATTGTTATTCCTCCAAAGAATCGATCACAAAAGAATGAAAAGTATGCAGGTGCATATGTTAAAGAACCAATTCCCGGAAAGTATGATTGGGTGGTGAGTTTTGACCTTAACTCTCTATATCCGCATTTGATTATGCAGTATAATATTTCTCCAGAAACTCTTATTGATCAAAGGCATCCCTCTGCTACTGTTGATAAAATCCTCGCAGAAGATGTAAACTTTGAATTGTATAAAGACAGTGCTGTCTGTGCAAATGGTGCAATGTATCGTAAAGATGTTCGTGGATTCTTACCTGAATTGATGGAAAAGATCTACAAAGATCGAACAATATATAAAAAGAAGATGTTGGAGGCAAAGCAACAATATGAAAAGACGAAGACGAAAACTCTTGAGAAAGAGATTTCCAGATGTAACAACATTCAAATGGCGAGGAAGATACAACTTAATAGTGCTTATGGTGCTATCGGCAATCAGTACTTTCGTTATTACAAACTAGCAAATGCTGAAGCAATCACTCTTTCAGGTCAGGTAAGTATTCGATGGATTGAGAATAAGATGAATGCTTATCTAAATAAAATCCTTAAAACAGAAGATACCGATTATGTTATTGCTAGTGATACTGATTCAATCTATCTCAATCTTGGCCCTTTGGTGGATGTTGTCTACAAAGATAGAGAGAAGGATGCTGAGAGCATTGTTTCGTTCATCGATAAAATTTGTGAAGAGAAGTTTGAACCCTTCATCGACACATCATACAAAGAATTAGCAAATTATGTAAATGCTTATGATCAAATGATGTTTATGAAAAGGGAAAACATCGCAGAGCGTGGTATATGGACAGCAAAGAAAAGATATATTCTAAATGTATGGGATAGTGAGGGTGTAAGATATGAAGAACCTAATCTCAAGATGATGGGTATTGAGGCAGTTAAATCCTCAACTCCTGCACCTTGTCGTACAATGATTAAGAATGGTCTCAAGATTATGATGAATGGAACTGAAGAGGAAGTGATTGATTATATTGATGAATGTCGTACAAAGTTCAAAACACTTCCACCAGAAGAGATTGCATTCCCTCGCACAGTATCAAATGTCAAGAAGTATCATTCACGCACAGACATCTATTGTAAAGGCACACCGATACATGCTCGTGGGGCATTGCTTTTTAATTTCTATATTAAAAAGAATAAACTTGACAAGAAGTATTCACTGATTGGTAATGGTGAAAAGATCAAATTCATATATCTTAAAAAACCAAACATCATCCAAGAAAATGTAGTATCCTTTATTCAGGACTTTCCAAGAGAACTTAAACTTGACAAATACATAGATTATGAACTACAATTTGAGAAGAGTTTCTTAGAACCACTTAAAGCAATACTTGATGCTATTGGGTGGAATGTCGAAAAAACTGTAAACCTTGAACTATTTTTTACATAATGGACTTACCAATTGACAAACAAGAGTTCGACTACATAGTTACTGCACTGTGGAGATGTCGAAAGAGTGAAGATAAGTGTGGTGATTTATATGATAAAATGAAGTTAGTTCAAGAAGTTATGGATGCAAATCCCGGAGGGCCTTACAAAAGGATTCTTCGCGAAGAACATAATATGGTGATATAATGAAAGATGAAAAAGAACTTTTGCAACAACTTGATGACATTGCAAAACAACTCAAAGGTAAGATTACTTACAACTCCTATGGGAATAGTCAAGGTAAGTCATCTAAAATAGTAACTATTGAATACAACATTGAAACATAGTATGGATTTTTTAAAAGAAATAGTAAAAGAGATCGGGGATGAATATACGCAACTTGCGTCAGATATTGATGAAACTGAAAGATTCATTGACACTGGATCCTACATTTTTAATGGACTCATTAGTGGGTCTATTCTTGGCGGGGTTTCTAGCAATCGTATTACTGCCATTGCTGGTGAGTCGTCTACTGGTAAAACTTATTTTGCACTTGCTGTCGTCAAGAACTTTTTGGACACTAACCCTGATGGGTATTGTCTCTATTTTGACACTGAAGCAGCAGTCACTAAAGGATTACTGGAGTCTCGTGGAATTGATACATCACGGTTGGTTGTTGTCAATGTCGTAACAATTGAAGAGTTTAGAAGTAAAGCACTTCGTGCAGTAGATATATACCTCAAGACAGAAGAGGAGAGTCGCAAACCCTGTATGTTTGTGTTAGACTCTTTAGGTATGCTCTCTACAGAGAAGGAAATAAGAGACGCATTAGATGATAAACAGGTTAGAGACATGACCAAATCTCAACTTGTTAAGGGAGCATTCCGTATGCTCACACTAAAACTTGGTCAAGCAAATATTCCACTTATAGTTACAAACCACACTTACGATGTTATCGGATCTTATGTCCCAACTAAAGAAATGGGAGGAGGCAGTGGCCTCAAATATGCCTCGTCTACAATCATTTATCTCAGCAAAAAAAAGGAAAAGGATAAGACAGAGGTTGTTGGAAACATTATTAAAGCTAAGACGGCTAAAAGTAGACTCTCAAGAGAAAACAAACAAGTCGAAATAAGACTCTACTATGATGAGAGAGGTCTTGATAGATACTATGGTCTTCTTGAATTGGGAGAACTCGGTGGTATGTGGAAGAATGTTGCTGGTAGATATGAGATAGATGGTAAGAAAATATATGCAAAACAGATATATGCAGAACCAGAAAAGTACTTCACACCAGAAGTATTGGAAAAATTAGACGAAATCTCAAAGGCATCATTCTCATATGGAACGAATTGAAACTACGATTCTTCGGAATCTTGTTTATAGTGAAGAGTATGCTCGTAAAACAATTCCTTTTATACAATCTGATTTCTTTGAAGAAAGAAGTGAAAAGATAATATTTGATGAACTTGTTTCTTTTATTACAAAGTATGATTCGTGTGCAACTCTTGAAGCACTAAATATTGAGGTTGAAAATCGAACAGACTTAACAGCAGAAGAAGTTAAGAACATTAATGATATCAGTAAAGAATTAAATGACTCACCTATAG